TATGCCCAAGTTGCGGGCAATCCAAGTTTTGCTCCTAGATGTGGGTGGTCTTTACCATTCAATTCACCCATAAGTCTTTTTACATTTGGATCAATATTATTTTTAAATCTGTCTATATTTTGAGAATTAATTCCCATTTCTTCTGCGATAAAAAGAACATAAACTGTCCACCTCACAATATCAGACCATTGTTGATCTCCGTATCGTACAACCGGCCCAAGTGGTTCTTTTGAAATAATCTCAGGAAGAATCAAATGTCTTTCTGGATTTTTGAAACCCAATCGGTTTGATGCAAGACCCGATCTATCCGTTCCGTACATATCACATCTTCGTTGCAAATAATAATCTTTTGCTTTTTCACCTACTGGAACTACAACTGGAACATACTGTAAATAATGTTTGTTGAAAAAGTCCATAGTGTTTTTTGCAGCCGTTCCAGTTGAACTATAGCAAATTCTTGCACCCTCCATCTGTTTTGCAGATGACACACCAAGAGTTTTTCGTACAATAAATCCTTGACCATCGTAAAATGTTGTGGGCATGAATTCTAATTTTTTAAGAACATTTCTTGTATAAGTATATGTCGTTGTAGCAGATAATACATCAATCGTACCATCTATCAAATAACTGAACCTTGTTTTACCATCTATTACTTCAAATTCAACACGATCTCTATCTCCGAATACTGCGGCCGCAATTGCCCTACAAATGTCTACATCAAAACCCTTAAATTCTAATGCACCCATTTCCTCATCCCAAAGTTCTTCTCCAAATCCTGGCATGGTATCTTTAGCACCACATATTATATGACCCCTTTTTAATACCTTGTCATATGTTGTAGAATATGTTGGAGTGTATTCTGCAAGTGTGAGATTGTCAGTACCTTCAGCAGTAGAATCTACCACCACTATCCAGAATATCCACACCATTGCAACAATAAATTTACCTATCATTATCATTGCAATGCCCGATATACTTCTAATAATTCTTCGTCTGGAATTGGTTTGGATAACGTATAATATCTTTGATGTCCGACAGACATAAATGATTTGATGTCAGAAAAACTAGGGTATTTCATGAGTAGATTATGAAGAAGATAATCTGGACTCAAATGACAAGATGCACATTGATTGTCTCTTGCAAATACTCTTGTAGATTTCTTGAATCGTTCTGATTGAACTAATACCGAATTGAGATCCTTTTCCATCCATGTGACTTTTTCATTGATGTCTGGTATTACTAGGAAAATCAAATATGCCAGTAATCCTATTATAGTGTATATGAATATTCTACTTGATGCAACTAGATTTTTAGTTTCTATTTCTATAGCTTTTACTGGCTCTAGTTCTACTAAAGTTTCTTCGTGTTCTTTCTTTTTCTGTTCTGCCATAATTACCTCACTTCTTTCCTGCTTCATTTAACTTTTTGGTGATTTGTTGTTGAAACCATTTGAGAACAATTGGTATGCTCACGTTTGATGTCAACCCAAAAAGATAACCTACAGGATACCGATAACTTGAATATGCTGCGAGTTGTGGAACATTTGTAAATACAATAGTAATGAGTAAATATCCTGTTACGGACATTCCCATATTAATAAGTAGATCCAATAAAATTAACCACCTATTATCTGCGTATTTGTCTTTATTGTCTGTTCTATAGTTAAATAGAAATATCCAAAATGATGAAAATATTATTAATCCTATCATCATCAATTCAGATGCATTAAAAATGTCATTCATTTCTTTGTCTCTTTTTTGACCAATTTAAGCAACTCAGCGGTACTACCTATGAACATTGCGTTAGTCACGTTTTGTGCTCTAGTGACTTCCTGCCGTTCTCCATCATTTTCTAATTTTTGTTTCTTTTGATGGAGCTCCATTAATTTTTCTTGACTGTCAGACATATTTTTCAGAAGTTGTCCGAAAACTTCAAAGGCTCGTGGGGATTCTTCTGCTTTCGCAATCTCCAAAAGTTCCTCCATAGCATCCCTACCTTTTTCAATGATGTCATACATATTTTCACGAGCATATTGAAAATCTGTATCCTTTTCACCACCATTAATTACAGTAGGTTGAGTAATCTCGTTTGTATTTAGAACTTTTACTTCATTTTTAGTATAGTGAGGGGAAAGTTCCTCAAGATCAAGATGTTTCTCAATCCTCTGTTCAACTAATTTTTCTACTTTCATTAACTATCCGTTCCACTTACAGGATCATATGTGACTCCTTGTGGGTAGAACGAAAAGGTTTCACTAAATCCAAAATCTTCGTCATCAAGAGCATCCGTATCCACAGGAACAACATTTGCCCTACTTACAGTTGCACCAGCAGATGCAGCCTCTTGAGATGCTTCTGATAAAATTCTTATTCTTGTTGCATCATCTACTTCATGACTGTTTAAAATTAAATTGTTTGTAGTATATGCAGTACTATCTTCTGAAATGATATATACTGGTTCTGCCGATACTGCCTCCGACATTAGGTGGGTATCTACTGTAACATCTGTAATAACTTTCGCATTATCTACTATGTTTGGATATAGGTATCCTTTCATTGTAAAAGAAAGTGTCCAAATTATAGACCTTCTTGTTGCAAAATCTCCTTCATAAGTATCTTCACTTGTTACCGAATTTAGTACTAATGGTATATCATGTTTCACACTCATACTGGAAATCAAAGTCATTGATACAGTAAACTCTGGTGTAAAAAATGGAAGAATCTGCTCTAAAATTTGAGTGCCATCTTCTGCATTCTTTACAAAAATATAAAGAGAAAACTCCCAATTATAAGGAACAGGACTGAATTGTTTCTTGAGTCCTGTAGTTCCTTTTGCGACATTTCTATTCATAGTATTAAGTTTTCTTGCACTATCATATGTCATAGAAGTTAGTTCAAATCCCATTCTGGGCACTGTGAGGGCCACTTTAGGATTCAAATTTGGATCTGCACTGATCCTTGTCAACATCTTATCTTTAGGCCCATATGAAAGAGGTATTCCTATAACCTCAGTCACATCACCAGAACTATCAGTTCTTTGTACTTCAAGTGTATTGAATAATGTACCAAAACCAACCACCATCTTTCGGCTAGTTTGGTGATAAAAATATGTTCCGAACATTATGGATTATCCCCGAATGGATTGGATTCAGAAAAGTCAAATACTGAATCCGCATCAATCTCAAATTGTTTATTACTAGAAACTTGATCTGAAGTTGAATTGTCAATTGTCTGAAGTGTCTCAGAAGTTTGATCTGTTGTTTGCTTAGTAGAATATGTTCCAGTTGCAGTACTTGATGCTCCTGTCAATATTTCGTTCAAAGTAAAATTTCCTGTCATATTGATGAGGTACAAATAACTTGTTGAAGAATCCCATCTTGCAACTTCTCCTGTTATAGCAGAAGTTCCTCCTGTGACTGTTTCGCCTTCTGTAAATGTACCAGAAACACTTGTTAATTCAAATGTGCGAACAAAGGATTGTTTCTGTTCAACAACATCAATTTCATTAACTCCTGTATCCATTGCTTCATCAGAATACGTAAAGAGTTCACAAGTTAAATCAAATGTTGGTAATGCGCCTGCTTGGTAGAAAGGTGTTTCGTGTTCAACAAATAATATCTGAAAGAGTTTACTTGTCAGTCCGAAATAAATGAGATCTCCCTCTTTCGGCCGAACTCCAATATCCAATCCTTCCCATGCTCGTCTTGACATGGAAAAGATAATTTGATCACGTACCTCTAAACCAAACTTAGAAACAAGATCACCTTCGCCCTCAAATCCGTCAACCGATTTGATGTACATCTCAACCGAATATGCATCTTTATATTCAGATATAGAATCTTCACCAAGAATAGTATCTTCGTTGACAAGTGTTCTAGGAATATAATTTACATCATAACCAGTTACTTGTATAGATTCCGTAACCAATGAGTGCAAAAGTTCTTGGTCATTTTTTGCATCAAAGGTACGGAAATATGAGCTTGTTGGCATCCGTTTATCCTACATAAAAGTTGTCTGGCAATGAATATCTCAATTGCATTTCTTCTTCTAATTTTTCAAGTTCTGTGTGTCCATCATCATAAATTTGTCTTCCGTTCAAAGTTGCACCGCCCGGCAATTGCATTCCATCATATTTTATTAAATTTTGACCCCATTGCTTTTTGAATAATGCAGTTGTATATTTCTTCAAAAACAAATCATTATACATTTCTGTATATGTTGACCCATCAATCTTTTTATAGCATTGTGCAATAATCCAATTATCAATATCAACTGCTTCGTCCCAATCCATATCCAAATGGAGTTTATCTGTTAAACGATTGAATCGTATTTGTCTGGTAGTTCCAGAGGAAAATAATTGATTTAATAATGCAATGTTTTGTTGTGCAGTTGCATAATAAGATAATCCTCCTGCACCCTGAGTTACGGATGGAAGTTCATTTAATCTGAATTGGTATTCTGCTGAGAACATATCATCTGAAGAACCTTTTCCGATTGCAAGAACATCTCTAACTCCTATGATCGTGTCTGCAATAGTCAGGTATTTGTTATCATGATTTCCAAAAGAA